CAGCCACTAAGCAATTCAAAGAAGAGCGGGACAGCGAGGACTTCTTCTCATTCAGGAAATTCTGCAGGAGCCTTGGAGTGATACGTTTTAATTTATGAGAACCAAAACGGGGGAGAATGTGAGACTTGATTAGGCTTTTATATAACTTTACGGTATTCGTTTTGTAACTTCCCTCTACTTCCAGGACTTCACGAATCCAAAGTAAATAAAAATCTTCCACAGAAATATTGGAAGCCGAATCAAAAGAACCGGCACGATCCGCTTCTGCCT